AGAGTAATCGGTTTTATTTAATTGTGGTGTTTCCACAAGGAGAACAAGTCATACCCTCATAACAATCTAGGGACCTGTCTGGTGACCAACCTCTTGATGGGAAGAGAGGTCGCGATCGACAGCCTCCTTCCTTCCCATTCTACATGTATCATGTCCTCTTCTAAGATACCCAACACCGCTGACTCTGGGTCGTCAGACAAAATTACATGTCGGCAGGCCAAGACTCTAAGAACTTCCGTCCATTGGCTGAAGGTGAATCTATGCTCTAGATCTCCTACCGATTGTTTGAGTAGTTCTTGGAATTGCAGCGCTCCGTCCCCTACTGATCCTGTGGAAAGCCCTCGGTACGGTCCCTCGATAGACTCTTCCACCTCTCTTCTTCCTCCTTTAAGAAACCTAAGTCCGCCTAACGGGGTCTGGTACCCATCTAGTATAAGCGGACTCTGGACTCTGACAGGCTTGAGGGTCATAGATCTATTGGTCGTTAAGCGGATCCACACCTCGCAAAAGCCCAGGTCGGCATGGATAGGGTATACTTCTAGTGATATTCCCGCTTCTAGGAGTGACGACACTACCCAGCTAATCGAGGATTGGGACTTTAGGAGTCGGATCATCACATCTGTCCCCACATCAAGCCCCGCCATGGTGTGCAGACAGCGCTGTAGATCAGCTACACTGGTGATGGGTATATCGACCCAAAGCTGGGCACCAGTTGACACATGGCTCCTTATTACATCACGGAACCGAAACTCCCTGAGGTCACCTGGATTATTCTCTGATGTTTGGATGCGCACGAATCTGGATTCCATTCTACCAATCTGGATGGCAGGAGGAGGTCTGGGATCTCTCAGCCTTTCAGATACGGATATGTCCCCCACAAGATCGGATCCGAACACCATAGTCGCCCCTGCTCGGAGAAGACAGGCTGCTCCTGAGCCGTACCCACATCCAACCACAACTGCAACTCTCTTGCTGGCCAATCTGGCCACGGGCCAGTAAGAGTAGCCAACAGTTGACTCGCATCCGCGGATCCTTCCTTTGAGTCTCCTAAAGGTAAACATTTCGTAATCCCTCTGTCGGTCCGGATCTAGATCGAAGATAGTGGACAGATCTATCAGGTGGCCAACTCGTGTCCAGTTGAGCTCCACCGGGTCATGGTGTCGAGGAATAGGTGCGACTGTTGTCACCGGGAGGTCAGAGATGGTTTCCGCAATCGGAGCAGCTCTGGCATCACGGACCATCTCTTTGGCCGTTGTTCTTGCGAGTCTTACCATCTTTCCCTCGTACAACGCAGTCATCCCGTCCATCAAGAATATGAGCCCCCTCGTGCGAGCCCAATCAGCAAGTCCTGTAGTCAGTCTATAGAGAGCAGAGAGACGCCCGGAGTCTGTCGATTCGCCCCTGAGTGCCATCGGGACATGCCTCTTCATGACTGTCATAGCCTGCGTCCCCGTGATTTGGCCGGTCATGACCCCCTGGAAGAGCACTGCCTTGAAGCTTCTCAAGACAGCCGCACTTGTGGAGCTCTCCTCATCATCTTGGAAGATAACAGTGGGTCGAGTGTATACCGGGCTGTCTGCCGCCATCATTGAGCGGACTGCCTCCTGAGATATCACTGTTTTCAACCGTGAAGAGGTTGTCTGGCCAGAGAATGCGTAGGTTAAGGGGGATATGTGGATCTGGTCTACTACGAAGGGGTCCTTCTGGAACATGGGATGCTCTATCAGAGGTCCTAAGCACCTGGACATGGCGTCAGACAAGCTTGTAATGAAAGGTACCGGAGTCCACCGGAGCTCTCCAGCAGATTTGGCGAAAGCAACTTCCATCGCCAAGGAAGCTATTTCATAGGACACCTCACGGAGAACATGTAATACTCCACAGCCTCTCAACTCCAGTAGGTCAGGACGGAAATTGACGACTCCAGCTCCCCGGTCTGCTATGACCAGCGCCGACCGAGATTGAGTTAATGACCGGTAGATGAGTCGTCTCATTGCAATCAGAGGAGGGAAATGGATGGTATCCAGCTCTTGGATAACCGAGCACATAGCTGCTTCCTGCGGTCCATGAGTTCTTCTCAGGAGAATCTCGCTAGCAGTGGCCAGTCTGTTGTTGTCAAACCTAAGCGATGGAAGGGCCGGTGTAGACCCAACCACCAAGTCCTCTTCATCAAAGAAGCGCCAATCTTTGTTATCGGTCCTCAGGGTCGTGACAACAGGTCGAACGTTGCTTTCAAGACAGCACTGAGCCACCCCGATTTGGAATACCATCATCTCCTGCACCATGATCTCTACATCGCGCTCTCCACCTGAGATAGGATCTGCCTTGTCGTTCATCAGTACACAATTGGAAGCCACACAGACGGAGCCGAGACCTGTGGCCCCTCGAAGACCCAGACGAGAGGCATAGCGATGGGCGATAGTTCCTCCGATGGCATATCCAACCATGTTGTAGACAAGATTCAAGTCCACATCTGCTCTTGACTGAGCAACGGCAGCGACAAGTTGTCTGAACTCCTCTGATACGCCTGGCTGGGTGGCTATGTCTGCTAGCCTCTTAACAGCCCGCTCGGGAGCGGAGGATGTTATGATCTTGTAACCGTGCTCTGCTCTCTTTTCGACAGTGGCCCTCCCTATGTAGGGATCCTCCCGTCCACGATAAAACCTTGGGTCGCGCCGGAAGGATGGAATGCAGGCCATTCTGAACCCAACCCTAGGCACAATCTCATCCTCTACAACGAGCTGGAGGTCGAAAGGAGTGTAAGAGGTCACCCCAGCGAGTTTGATGGACTGATTGGGTGCCCAGAACGATCTCATTGCCGTAATATCATCGAATATTGATTCTATTTTCCCTTCCGCTCCAGTACAGAGACGAATTCGATAGACCGTATTCAGAAAGTGGCCGAACCCAGAAGCGAGGATAGACTGACATGTCGACAGCTCACTGTCCTCCTGTAGCAAGCCCTGTATCGTCCTTGTTGCGGTGAACATTCGTGATATGGTCTGCTGAGCACCAACAATTGACCACCCAAGAATGTCAGAGAGAAGGACCGGATTGAATGGTCGGCACTCAATCAGGGCCTTCACCAATGCTTCCTCATATGCTCTCACTGGAGCGGACGTCAGCTCCTTGACCTCCAAGTTCTTTGTAACAGCATGCACTTGATCTCTACTCTCCCTCTGGACTGCATTCTCAGCAGTCTTGGGTCTCTCAAGGGGAAGGCCATATGGGTCCTCCAGTACAAGGGCCAGGTCTGGCTTTTTTGAGAACCACTTCCCACTCCTGAGATTGTGAATCATCTTCCGGACGAGCCCTATATCCTCTTGATAGAACTTGAGAGAAGCGTAGGACTTGGAGAGAGGGTCTGCTCCTCCCTTGTAGAAGAACGCTGTTACCGGGGCAATCTGGGTCCCTCCTAAGTCAGATGGTAGTATCATCAGACCTACCAAGACTCTGTCTGTAAGGCTCTCTTGGAAGTGAGTGGTAGCCATAGCCGTTTCAGGGAGTACTGTCTCCTTAACCCTCTGGAGATAGAGTGATGCATGGAAACACCACATAGCAAAGCCATGCATTGGAGATTTCAGCTGTTCGGCTGCAGATAGGCATTGGCCGCTGATAGCCCCCATGGATCCATCAACCGATGGGAAGTCTGATGCAGGATGAGGGAAGACTCTGCTGAGAGCCTTGACCGAGAGGAAATGCTCAACCCCATCTATGTAGACGTTCTTACTGTAAGTGACGACAGCTGTGGATTGTAGACACTCCTCTGGCTTTGCCTCTTGTCCAACCTTCTCACACTCTACCGACACTCGATTAGCCAGATCCTCTGAGACAGTACGTAGATGGAGTGTCTTGTCGGCGACCCCCTCACATGACACCACTAGAAGGATGATCTGGTTATCCCCTTGCCCTATGAGATAATACTGTCCTTCAAACTCCACTAATGCTAGATCAACCATGGAATAGGTGACTGCTGCCCACTCCTTTTGGCCGATTCCCTCGAAGCCAGCCCCGTGATTGTAGAAACATAGGTCAGACTCAGGAGGATTCTCTGTCCGTATTCCGGGAGGCTCACATGAAGGGACTCTGACAAGAATCATACACTTCTTGAAGAAATGGTGAATGGTGGTGTAAAGGCCCGACAGCCCGAACATGTCGTTGAGATCTCGTCCGACCGGATCTATAACCTCAGGGTGCCATCTCAGATTCCAGCGAGTGAGATCTATCTCCAAATACAGTCTCTCCTTGTCTTCATCTGAGGTGGTAGCAGTGACTTTATGGAAGAGCTCCTGGATTTCTTGCTTGGTGAGCGTCATGGTCTGCTGAGGTAGGGACGGGAAGACATGGTCGGCTAGGTTGGCCTCCAGTGCAGCAAAGAAGGCTCTCATCTCGAAAACCATCATTGAGAACATTCTGGCTGCTATTTTGAACTCCCTCTCTTTTGGGTAAAGCGACACGATCAGCCATGAGAAGGGAATGTCTCCCTGCCTCACTCTCTCTACGATCTCGTATATGCTAACATGTGGTCTACTCAGCATCTCAAGTAGGAGCCTTTTGTGGCTTCTAGTTTTGATCCTATTGTCCCAAGTAGCTGCAGCCTCATCCCGATAGAAGGAAATTGCTTTGTCATCCATCAGATCCAAAAAATTTGGGTAGTACTCAAAGTCAAGGTGTTTCTCAAACCTGACTCCTTCCCAATCCATCAGATCGTAGCTCCTCCTGGTGATATCTAGCTCCTGCAGCGAGTATAGCTGATATAGCCTTGTTCGGCGGGCCTCAGGTTGGAAAGATAAGGGGGGCCATCGGCGTCTTCTCTTGATGTAGCCCTCGAGATACATTCGGCAGAAGTTATTCCTCAGCCGCTTCACATTGAGATGGCTGTAGTTGATTCTGCGATTAGACTCCTCTCGAACAGAAGCTCCGCCAACAGCGGGATCGATCAGAGGGTAACCCGACAGTTTTTGTAGTCCAAAGAGCTCTACCATTTGGGGCCGTGGGAGGTCACAGTCGAGCAGTCTGTCGAGTTCGTCTGCTAGGAAAGACTCTCTCGCTCCAAGCTTACGTTCTTTGCTCTTGAGATTCTCGAGCTGCGCAGAATACGATCCTTCCTCTCCCAGATGCTTGTCATACTTTCTGATGAGGTTGGCCTTCGCTAAGGACTCTATGCTCTTCCCGACCTCATACCCTTTATTTCCGTATGTCCCGATGCATTTAAAGAACCATGAGAGCAGTGATTCAATCTTTTGGCATAAGGGCTTGGACTGGTAGATCTGCCATGCTGCCACCATTGCATTGAATCGACCGTAGTATAGGTCCTTGAACATCAGAGCCTGCGTGTGGGTGATGAGGTGGAATCCTGCTATACCCTTTATCTTGATCACACCGAAGTACTCGTCTCCGTAATAGGTGACATTTCCAGAAACTGTCTCAACCAGTCCGCGAGTCCCCCTTGCTCGGCCGATTGTCAGAGGAATCAGTAAATCGTCCCACAATCTGTAAAGATTGTACCAGGTACGACAAACTTCTGGGAGCTCGTTGGCTTCGAAGAGATCCACGCCCAGCCCTGATGGGAGTCCCAGTCTCTCTGCTCCTTTGTCGGCATTGCAGAACACCACTTGAGCCCTCTCTGAGGCCTTTAAGACCTCTTCCCATCGGTCATCGGGTTTACAGGCGTTCCCTAGAGATGGGTACAACTCTGGATCAAGACAATCCAACTCTGCATCGCCCACTCTCACTAGCAGCTGTTTTGCCTTCTTGGTGTCCTTGCCTCTAGGGTCAGACTCAACTCCGGACTTGAGTTCAAGAAGGAGAATCAGGAATCTGTCCCTCTCTGTTTGGATGATAGGAGAGTCCAGGAAGGTGCTCAGAAATTTCCCTTGGAAGGACATGATCAAGTCTGGATCTCATCCCTTGTTGGGTCAGTTTGGTTTTCTTAAATGCAATTCATTTGTTGGCACGTTTTGGGTTATCAACCTTTCAGTCAATCTTGGCTGGTGCCCCAGTGATCAATCTTGTTTTGCTACCCTTCTTGCATCATCACAAAGAAAAAGGAATTCCGGATCATGATCTCCTCCTCGGTGCGCCGTATATGTGATCAGTGCCAGTGTGTCATCAAGACTCCTTGACGGGCTACCATCTAATCTAGTCGCAGGCCACCCATGTCATGAACTGAGCCACCTGAGATTACATTGTCGAAGATCATGGTGTGGCTTTCAGCACAGGTGGACCGATCATTGACAATGACAGCAGTGATCTTCTCAACTGAGGCAGATGTGTTGACCATAGTCCTGCTGAATGATCGATGGTAGTGGACATCAGTCGTGCACCCCTTCTCACAGGAGGGAAGGCCCCAGAACACGTCGTCGAACCCGTCGTCCATACGGTCCAGGAAGAAACAGTAGTAGGCTCCATCATCATCAAGGGGGATCTCCGAGATCCGACAGTAGAGCTTCAGAGCGATCATCTGGGCGAAGGCAAAGTCAATAGGGGTGATACTCTTGACAATCCTGCTCTTAACCACCACACAATAGATCGAGAATAATCCGGGCTCACTATAATGGGTCTGGCGGCTGAGAGCCGAGGTGTCTGTCTCGATGTGAAGAGTGCTCAGATCACGTCGAGTCAATCTGGTCGGGGCCTCCAGCACTCCGAGTAGCTCCAGAGCCCCCAGCTTCCTAACGAACACTTCGAAGGATGGGTTGACTCCTAGCTCCCTGACAAGAGCATCTGAGGTGGTGGGGTCACTGAATATCTTGGAGTAACTGAATCCCCCTCCGCGTCCCGAGCGAAGGGTGGTAATACCCATCGCAACGCTCATATTGATCCGAGTGATCTCATCACACTCATCATGGACGCACATCAAGACATCGTTCGATAGGGTCACCGGATGATCCGAGTCTTCGCTGTCGTAACCATCATAGATGGAGTCGAATAGATCTGAGGTTTCCATCGACTTCAGAGTCACCTGACGAAGCGGCGAGGGATCCTTGTTAAGGTTGATTGGAGACGACATTGTTGGGGCTACTTGACCTTCAGGCCGACAGGTCTGGTCTGGGCTTTTGACAACAGCGCTGTGTTGGGGAACAAGTATAGTGACTAACGAGGAGGTTCAAAAGTCTGTATGCAGGTCACAGTTGTAGTTTTGTTAAATCGAAAGGGTATTCCATAGAACTTTGTTTCTTGCTGGAACTCCCCCAACTGGAGCCCTCCTCTTCCCTCAATCAGCATCCGAGTCATCATCCAGGTACTCAATCTTAGGCAGAAGAGGCACCTCTTTCAGATGGTCCTCTAGGGACCTCTTAACAGGCCGAATCGTGTCGTCGTCCTCCCCTGACAGATCCATCGCCTTGGAGAGACCTTTCTTGACCTCTTTCATCTCGTGCCCTAGGCGACACTTGTCCTCGTACAGTCCGTACAATCGGGGCTTGGCCAGATGCAAAGCCATTCCAATGTATTCTTCTGCTCTCTTGGTTCCATTAGGCTTTGTCCGGCTTATATCGGGGATAGTCAAAGCGTCGCACGTAGCCTTATCTAAGGTTCCCTTTTCTGTTCTCTTCATTGCGATGTATAGCTCCTCAGCCAAGGAACAAAGATGAGCTATGGCTGCAGCTCTCCGCTTCAACTCTGCCTTCTGCTCGTCAACCAGTCGGACATATACAGTGAGAGCGTCCAGTGCCTTTGTAGGAGACACCTTCTCAGGAGTCTTACTTTTCCGAACCTCCACTCGCCCCTGACCAGATGAGCCGGAAGGAGACATGGTTCACTTATAGTCTTCAGCAGCTATGACTGTAGAGTGTCGAGTAGCGGTTGGATCTAGTTTGTCCTCTCTCGGTTTTCTTTAATGGAAACGTCAGAGAGACCGGTCAGGAATGTCTCCGTCGATGGCCAAGGCTGAGCCTCGCTCACTTTCGAGAGAACAGACTCTCCAAGGCCTTTGTATGGTCATTGTCTGGCGACGATACCGGCCGGACGACTAGCTCCTGCCCGCTAGGAACAGCCACATCGTCATCGGGGTCAACGTCTTCATAATCCTCCACAACGTCACTGACGGGCCCAAAGACATCGTCGTCACTCGCATGATCTTCGGACATCACCAGATCGTGTCGGGGGCGGGCCACCAGAACCGCTTCTGCGCAGATTGACAGCACCTCATCAAGAGCAAGCTGAGTGTCTTTAGCCTCTCTAGCTAGGCCTGCAATGAATTGACAGACGATCGTCACCTTAGACTCGATTAGTCTACCAACCTCGTCTGCTGATCTCACGCTCTGGTCGGCAACAGGGATGTCCAGTTCTGGAGTCTCTATCCCGAATATGGCCTCCAGCTTGGACAGTTTGGTAATCTGGCCATAAAGGAGATTGTCCACCAGAATCAGCTTGTTAAGCCTGTTCGTCGCAACCACTTGCCATTCCCTGGCGGCTGTCGTCTGCTCAGCTAGTCGAGCTTGAGTTTCCAGGAGAAGAGCTCTGTACTTGCTAGCCGACATAGTGTAAGGTCGAAACTTGAATTCAATTTCGATTCTCGAGTGGTTTTCTTAAATGAGTAGAGAGAGGAACAGCACACAATCTAGGAGATTAAAGGAGCAGCCATGGTCCAATCTTGGGCTGCACGCTTCTTACAATACGAGATGTGGGGCGGAGGATTCGGTCCAAACAGCCGAGATGGATCAGAGATCGACAAGGTGCTCTTCTTCCTCCTCGCCCAGAGCTTCGCCTGACTCCTCCTCGCCCTTGATTCCAAGGAAATCACTGACTTCCTTTTGCTCTTTGGCCTGGCGTCCAAGGCGAATGCGCTCTCTTCTGTCCATCTCCTCGCGGAAAGCAGCCACTATAGGAGTGAACTGCGTGCTGGAGTAGAAGTCGGCCAACGTAGCCGATGTGTCTTTCCCGACACTGGTCGCACATGCGATCAGCGGCTCCATTTCCTTTCGCGGAAACACATTGGACTTGTCCCCCCAGATGAGCTTAAGGTACGGGAGAATTATCGGGTTGACCTTCTGAATGTTCTCCAGGCTCATCAAGTAGACCGCGATAGAGGACTTGAGAGCGGGGACCTCGACTGCCCAGTCGTATGTACGAAGGAAATCATAGGTGATCGCTGCGTGTGCCATGTGACTCCACTGGAGCAGATGCATGGTGGTCCAGATGATCTCCGAGAATTCATCCCCAGTGACGTCCTGATGCTTGGCATACTCCTCGATGGCAATTCGTCTCAACGCAGACAGCTCACTCCAGGCTTGGTTGATCCTAGTATGGGCCTCATCGGACATGCGAAGGTTCCCTTCAAGGAAACTGAGGGGGTCATCGACGTGGAACTTGCTCCTGATCGCTAGAGGTCTTTTCTGTGTGAATTGGCTGTGGTCGTTCCCGTTGGGCTGCTTCCCGGCCAAGAAGAGCACGATTGAGTAATGGAAAAGGATCACCCTCGGGATCCATTCTCCATAACTATCTGAGCAGTCAAGCCCCTCCTTGGCCAGAGGGAGACCTGACCCCCTCCTCCATGCTCTGATAGCTGCAAAGCTATCCCTTAGCAGTGCTTCATCGGAGTCATCCAGCGAGCGGTTTACATTCTCGATGAGAGTGCACAGCTGGTTGATGTCGGTCTCAGGGATAGAGACCTTGTTGAATCCTTTGGTGGTCATATCATCCTGGAACGAAGGGGAGACTGTTGCGACCATTGTCGCCAGCCACACCTTCCACTCCGCGAGGACTGTGGACTCACTGGTGGAGCATATGAGGAGGTACAATCCCAGAGCGGTCGAGTGCTCCTGGGTTGCATTTCTAGGGAGTGCGAAGAAGGTCGTCTTGGAGGAGAATGCTGAGGGTGCAACCGTCTGCTTCTTCCCTCGTCCGTAGCTAGTCTTAGGCGCAAACGCCGAAGATGATCGGATGGCATCCATGGCCGATTAGCTCGATATGTCTCTGGGCAAATGCGAATCTGAGGAGTGAGATAGCGGTGTCAGCAGTGAGATTTCTTGTTGTGTGCTCGCAGTTTTATTAAATGATACTAGGAGCAACAATACTGGAAAAGAGATAAGCGAGAGCACAACTTGTTATCGGTCAGTGCAGAGAATTGAAGTTTCGTCAGACGTTCTTTCTCTTGAAGCGAGCGCTGCTACCCAGAGAAGTGTTCGAGGGGACGTTTCCACCACCTGCAGTGGACTGATCAGCCCCTCCAGCAGAAGGTCCCTTAGCACCTGACACGCCCGGAGCCGTGATGATGCCTGGATCACGGCCCTGCTCACGACTGGATCCAGGTTGGACTGAAGATTCAGAGGAAATGTTGAACAAGTTCCCTTTCATGATTTCCATCTCCCGGGACAGGTACGTGAGATCACTGATCAGGGTAGAATGGGACGCTTCAAGAACCTGTATCTTCATCAGGGCTTGGGCGAGCTCGCTCCTCAGATCATCAACATCATCCTGGACGCGGGAAGTGGCATTGGACACTTCTTCGATGGTCCTGCTGTTGGCAATGTCATCGGGGGGTGTGTCAACCACCATCCCTGCACGGCTGATGGCAGCAAGAGCATCGATCTGCTTTCCTGTCTTAGAGGATCTCTCATCTCCAACCGAGGAATTGCCACGCCCACCTCGCTTCTTCCCTCCTCTTCCTCGGCGAGATGAGTCGCCTCCCCCTGTAGGAGAAGAGACTGACTCTTCCCCCGGACTCTTCAGACCCGGGGAGGACCCTGCGGACGGTGTGACACCCTTGTCCTTCACAGGAATCTGAGTCTTTCCCGCAGACGACCCAGTAAGGATATCTGACGGGGAGAGGCCCCTCTTCCTCAGGTCATCGAGTTGACCCAACAGCCCGGACCTGGATAGAGGCCCCTTCTGGTTAGTGAGGACTTCCAGGTCCTGATCTGTCGGAGGCTTAATCTCACCCGACATGATGATCTAGTCGTAGGGGAAGGGGACAGGGGACAGGGAGAAACCTAATCGATTTGATGTTACTCGAGATGGACAGTGGATC